GTTTTGGCATGGAATGAACGGCCTCAATAATCGCCACGTCCGGCGAATATTGGCGAATTAAATCCGCGAGAGCTGGACCATTGACCTGACCATCGACGACCGGAACGTCGTAAACGGATACGTCTTTAAATTCAGGAAAATAGAAAGCGACAGCGCCCGAAATGCCTGGGTCAACGCCCATAACGCAGGAATACTTCATGCGACCATCAACCTCTTGCGCTTATCGAGCTGCAAAAAGTCTTCGTGGGTAATCTTGCCCTTCGACAAGACCATTATGTCATGGCGCCATTTATAAGGGACATGATTCCGCTGCCGCCATTTCTTGCGGGTAAAATACGGGATGCCAAGCGCTTCGGCTGCCTTTTCAACTTCGTCCCAGTTCATCACTTTCTCTCCAAAGCATCGTCTAATTTGTCGGCTAAATGCCGCAAAGCGGCGCTTGTTGATTTCAAAATTGGCTTGGCTTCTTCATCAATTAGGCCATTTTTGCCCAATTCATGGCCTTCAATCATGCCTTTGACGGCTTTTCGAAGATCCACCTGATAATAATAAGTTGGATCGCTGATTGTGTAGGGATCGTAATAATAAACATTTAACAAGAACGGGTTAGTAACGGTCGGACCGCCAAAACCATCGGTGCCTTTTTCGGTCTCACCAATCTTTGACCATTCAATCGGGAAAAAACAATCGCCCTTCATTTTCTTAGGATTACCGTTTTTCGGCGTTAAATCTTTTAATATTTTCTTACTAACTTCGTCTAAATGACGGTTGAGGATCCATTCTATTTCAGCGTAAGTTTTCATTTGATCACCTTTCTCAATCACGAATCAGTTTTTTCAAATTGGACAAAACGTCCAAAACTGTCAACTGGTCTTTTCAGATTTCCGAAAATTTGTTATGAGTTGTCTTCCCCCCACCGGAGTATCCCCTATGTCGTTTCAAGATCTTGTCGCCAAGGTCGAAGCTTTGATCAATTCCAAGGCTCAGACTTCTTCTGCTCTTGCCGATGCCAATGCACAGATTGCTTCCCTTCAGGCTGAAGTAGCTTCGTTACAGGCTGCTGCCGCCTCTGCGGTTCAGGAATCCGACGTTGACGCTCTCAGCGCCAAAGTAGACGCTGCCAACGCGCAGTAAATAGTTTGCCCCGTCAGAAATGGCGGGGCAACGCACTTGACGACGCAAAAACGTCGTGTCTATATTGATTCCCGATAAATAAATTTATTAAGGATTGAGATGTCTAACTTTGAAAAATACGGAATTGAGCACCTTTCCCCATCCTCCTGCAATCTCTTTACTGCTTCGCCGGCGATGTTTGTCCTTCAGAAATGTTTGGGCAAAAAGACATCTGTTGGTGCTGCAGCTCATCGAGGAAGTGCCGTTGAGCATGGTCTGGCTCATTTTTTAACAACAGGTGATGCCGCTGGCGCCGTCAGTTTGGCCAAAAATGAATTTGCTACATTGACGGCCATGATTGGGGATCCACGGCAAGAAAAAGAAGCCGCTGCTATTGCCGACATGGTGATGACGGCGATTGCTGAAACAAAGGATTACGGCAAGCCGTCATCCATGCAGGGCAAAATTGAGTATAAGGTCGAAGGTTTATCTGTGCCGCTGATCGGATACTACGACTTTGAGTTTGAAGATCATGGCGTTTTGATTGATTTAAAAACTACCCATGCTTTGCCGTCCAAGATCTCAACGAATCATGCCCGACAGGTTGCGCTCTATGTCGCCGCCCGTGGTGACAATCTGGACGCACGGATTACTTATGTCACGTCCAAGAAAAGCGCGACGTACCAGCTTGAAAACAAGCGGGAGCACGTTCAGGCGTTAGAGAAGATTGCGTTAACCATACAGAAATTTATAGGAATTAGCGACGACCCTTATGAATTGGCGTCGTTAGTAGTACCCGATGTCGATACGTTTTATTTTTCTGATCCGATAACTCGGCAGATGGCGTTTGAGATTTGGGGACTTTGATAAGGCAAGGCGCTGGCCAGATAGCGTCATCATTGAAAAAAGGACAATAAACTATGGCACTTGGATTTAATCTTGAGAGCAATTCGGGCGGCGGTAACTTTCTCCCGATTTGCAAATTTGATGCTCGCTCAGGCCGGATGTTCCGCCGTGATCGGGATAACGGTGAAAACGTAGACGTAGATATTACCAAGACGTTTAAAGCTGTAATTGACTTTGAAAACTTGGAAGTCGGATTCATTAACTTTAATACGGGTGGCGCACCGCACTTTGCGATGGCTACTTATGGCGACACAATGCCAGACAAGCCTTCGCCGGATCATAAGCCTGGCGTTCGTTTTGTCGCTAAGCTTGCTTCGGCGTGCGGCGGAGACGTCCGCGAAATGGCTTCGAACGCTAAGGCGTTCTTGGTCGGCGTCGATCAGCTTCATAACGATTACTTGGCAGGTCTTGCCAAGAATGCCGGTCAGCTCCCTGTTGTGGTGTTGGCCGATACTGTTCCGGTCGTGTCGGGTGAGGGGTCCAAGCGCACGACCAACTACAGCCCAGTGTTCGAGATTACCGGCTGGGTAAAACGTCCCGACGATCTGGGTGGCAGCACCCGTGTCGCCGCGACGCCTAAGGCTACACCGCCGGCAACAGGCGCGAACAAGGTGTCAGCCCCTTCGAAGAAAGCTCCTGCGGACGACGAAGACTTTGGCTAAGTAAATTGGGGCGGCTTCGCGCCGCCCCTTCCATCATTGGAGATTAAATTGAGATTCCTATTGACCATGAATATGCCGGTTAAGAGCGGCGCACCTATCCATCAAATTATGTGTGAGCATCCACAAGCCAAAACCGTTGAAGAATTTGTTCTCGTTTTAGGACAGAATGATTTCACCATTGTGGATGAGTACTACAAGGACAACAATTCGTCTTTGTATTACAACGCCGGAAAGATCGCGTTGAATTACAGATATGTCGGTAAAATCAAGGCTGTAGGGGATAATGCAACTTATTTGAGGGACTAAATATGCAAGTTATTAAAGATCGTGAAAAAACACATGGAAATTATCAAACGCAGTCCGGTCTGGCGCAAAAATTTAAAAAGACGTTTCGCAGCAGCCCAAATTGGGACAAGCTTAACGAGCCGCAAACGGAAGCGCTTGAGGCAATCGCAATCAAGTTGGCTAGGATTTTGGCCGGAGATGTCAACTGCAAGGATCACTGGCTTGACATTCAAGGGTATGCCTTCTTGGGTGGCGACTATTCGCCGATAGTGCCTGGGATGCCAAAGGCGCCGGACTTTACAGCAGATCCATTTCCGGCAATTATCAATAAGTCGGCCTAACCTCCCAGCGCCGATCTTTCAACACACTGACTTACCCCCTAGCAAAACGGCTAGGGGGACTTTTTAAATAAATTAAATATGGAGATGAATAATGAGTATTCAGGAACGCATATACCATTACATAAAGAAGCTTGAAGAAGCTTGTGACGAGGCTGCGGTCGAGCGGCTAGAGATGGTTCCAAAGCGCCATTACGATAATCTTGAAGGCTGCATTCAGCGCTGTATCGACATGATTGAGACGTTGGCCAATAAACTGCCTTTGGAAGAAAAAGAGCTGCGCGATGATGCGCGGATCTATTTAGGGATCTTGCGGGATCTGATTTACGGCAGAACGATCAGACCTTACCGCACAATTCAAGAACAAGCTGCAGACAACGCTAAGAAGCTTGCTGAAGATACTAAATTATCGCGTCCTAAGAGGAAGAAAAAATGACTGAAGGGGAAGATTTAAAAAACGCTGGCATAGCGCAAGTTGCTGAAAATAACGATATGTGGATGATTAAAGCCATTCACCTTTATAACCAATGGGCCAGAGACAAGGTCGGCGTTGCCGTAACAGGCGAGTCGATTCGCAAATTGATTTCGTTTCATGGCATTGTGCCAAAACATCCTAATGCATGGGGCGCATTAATTAATCATTTGATTAAGCAACAGCGCCTGAAGCCAACAAAAGATTGGGTGAAGATGTCTGATCCCAAAAGCCATGCCCGTTTAACCCCGCTTTATGAAGTGATGCCATGACTGACAACCCACACTACGTGACGCCTGAAGAGGCAAAAGAAAAATATTGCCCACAACCCGACTTCACTAATTGCCTTGGCCCCAAGTGCATGGCTTGGCGGTGGGGGAAATTAAAAGAACCAGAATATCGCGTTGAAAATAACATAATGGGTCCACATGATTACAGCACAACCCATGGCTATTGCGGGATGGTGCGGTCATGAAATCTGTTTATCAATATTTCATGAAAGAGTTTTATGAGGACAAACCACAAGCAATTTTTGTCACTATAATGTTTATTGGACTTGTGGTCCCAGCTGCCGCTCTTGGAATTTTTATCTTATGGACAATGTTGCTAGAACTTATTTCCGTAATTTTGTTTGGGTCAACTTTTTAAAGGAAGGCGTGTTATGACTAAATGGCAACCAATAGAAACAGCGCCACACGACAAACCAATTTTGGTTCAATTAAAAGATTCCTGTGTGATGATGGCATGTTTCAATATTTT